GGGCACCTGGATATTCAAAGGTTGTTCCTTCTACTGGATTCTCTTTGACTTTTTCTCAGGCTCAAACTGATATGATTTTGATGCCATCTGGAACATTGGCAACGGGTACGTTAACGACAGAAGCAAATCCGTCGGACGGGCAAAGGGAATGTGTTTTGAGTACTCAGACTCAAACTGCGTTAACTTGGTTAGCCAATACAGGGCAGTTTATTTCTGGGGCGCCGACTGCATTAGTTGCGGGGGTTCCTGCCTGTATAACATATAGTGCATCTAATTTAACTTGGAATCTTTCTCCTTGATAAAGGGTTGATTTATGCCTGCAGTTAGTGAAGCTCAAAGACGTCTTATGTTTGCGGCTGCCACAAAAAAAGGTGGAGTTGGTGGCGTTCCTCAAAAGGTTGCTAAAGAATTTACGCAAGCTGACCGAGGTGACAAATTGCCTGAAAAAAAGTCTTCTATACCGTCTAAATCGCCTTCTAAAAAGAGGTAACATATATGTCTAAAACAGGGCACAAAAAAGGATGGGTTGCAAAAAGCAAATTCCATCCTGGTGGGGAGAAGGGGAAGCTTCATAGAGAATTAGGCATATCTGAGGATAAGAAAATTCCAGAGGATAGGCTTCAATCGGCCACTCATTCTCGTAATCCGGAAATTAGGCGTGATGCGATTCATGCTCAAACCATGAAAAAATGGCATCATGGGAAAAAGCATGCTGCAAAGATATTATATGGTCATTAGGGGTAAAAGATATGGTTGAGAAAAAAGATGAGAAGCCCAGGAGTCGTGCATCTATTATGTATGATAAAGAGGAGCCTAAGAAGGCTTCTTCAGGGGAAGAGAAATCAAAAAAGAAGAATGTGAAAGATGACGCGGAAAGTTCGCGAGTCGTTTCTTCTCTTCAACAATTGCATGAAAAGCATCGGAAAGAACGTGAGGATTTACATAAATCTCATGAGAATGAGCGACGAGATATGCATGGGGAGCATAGAGAAGAGCATCGTAAAATGCATGATCGTCATGAGAATGATATGAAAGATATGATTTCTCGGCATGTTAAAGAGGGAAAATAAAATATGGATAATCAGCATAAACAAGAAGAGCATCGGAAAATGCATGCGCGTCATGAGAATGAAAAGCGTGATATGAATTCTAGACATGAAAATGAGATAGCTTCGGCTATGCCGATAGCGGCCGGACCTGAGAACCCTCCTATCCCCTCTCCAGGTCCGGCTCAGCCTTTAACGCCTGCTCCGGGAGGTCAGTAATATGTATAAAATACATATGATGAAATCTATGGAATTGGATGATGAGGAAAAGCTTGATGCTCATATGCCAATTCCAATGAGTGATAAGCCTGAATATCCATATGGGTTGAAGATTTGTTTAACGAATGCTGAATTTAAGAAGTTAGATTTAGACTCTAATTGTGCAGAAGTGGGAGGAATTCTTCATTTGCATGCATTAGCTAGAATTACAAGTGTAACACATAATGATGGGCCTAATGGGTATGATTGTCGCGTTGAAGCTCAAATAGAAGATCTTGCGATTGAGAGCGAAGATCAGGAGAATGCAGAAGAAGAGAATGGGGAAAGTGATGACGGATATTGATAAACGAACCCATATTGAAGTGAGACATGGAATAAAAGGAGAAAATAAGATGACGGCGGTTACACTTGAGCAGATTCAAGATATTATTTATGCTATTGAAATTAAATTAGAAAATCATATTAAAAATGTTGAAACTCTTATTGTTAACCATTTAAATGGTTCTAATTCAGTAGATCGTGCGGCTGTGCCAAATCCATCTCCTTGTGCGGAAGGTCAATCAGTAGCTGATTCGGAAGATCATCCGGGATCTTGATGGAGGCGAAATGCTTTTATTTGCCAGATATTTAGCTTGTGTTCTTGTTATTAGTTTTCCCTCAATATCATGGGGGCAAGCTATGGGAGGAGGCTCTTTGCTGCAAGGAGGGGCCTGGACACAAGGACATACTCCTATGTATGTTGGGCAAGGATCTTCGCAGGCTATAGTTCAGGATAGTGGGCCTGCGAGCGGTGGTGGGAATGGGGTTGGATTATCTGAAGAGCTTCTTATAGCTCGTGGAATGGGGACACCCCCGTTTGTTGGACAAGGGAGTGGCCCGAGTGGAACGAATTGGTGCGATTATGATGCGCCTACCAATAATCCAACAGGATATCATTTTATTTGTATTAGCCCTAATGTTAATGGCAGCGCATTAATAACGACAGGTGCAGGGGGGTCGGCTTCTGCTCAGCCTCTTACATTTAGTATCAATGGAATTAATACAACATATTCAGGATCTATGCCTACTTTGATAAGCGTAGGTGCCTCTTTTACAGGGGGGCTGATCTCTGTTTCAGGATCCCCAATTACAACATCTGGTACGCTTGGATTTTCGGTTGCAGGAACAAGTGGGGGGATCCCATATTTTAATTCAGCAAATACGTGGACGTCTACTCCTGTTTTAACTCTTAATAGGCCTATCTTGGGGGGTGGTTCAGGCAATCCGCCATTCCCTGGATCGAAATCTGGAAGCACGAATACTTTAGCAACAACAAGCGGATCGTTTGTTAATGGGGATTGCTTATCTGCAGATGGGTTGGGCAATGTTGTTGATGCGGGGGGGCCGTGTACAACAGGTGGTGGTGGAGGTACAGTTACATCATCAACAACGAATAATATGACATATTATGCAGCAAATGGGACAACTGTTTCAGGTCTTGCTACAGCTAATAATGGTGTTCTTGTTACATCATCAGGAGGAGTCCCAAGCATATCGTCTACTCTTCCTTCGGCTGTTCAGGGGAACATTACAACTCTAGGAACGATTACATCGGGGATATGGAACGCAGCACTAATTCCGGTTGTATATGGAGGGACCGGCCTTGCAAGCGGGACAAGCGGAGGGATTCTCGGATTTACGGGATCTACAACGATTTCATCTTCTTCTGCGTTAACGGCAGGGTTGCCTATTATTGGAGGCGGCCCTGGGGTTCTGCCATCAAGTGCATTAAAATCAGGCAATACGACTAATTTTGTAACAACTACAGGGACGCTAACGTCGGGAGATTGCTCTTCATGGGATTCTTCAGGAAATTCTATTGATGCAGGATTTATTTGTTCTCCTAATACTGTATATTCTGGAACAGATGGAGGAACGGCGAATGCGAAAGTTATAACGGCTCCTAATTTTTCATTATCTTCAAATAATACTGTTGTATTTAAAGCGACATCGACAAATACATCTACAGCGACAGCTAATGTGAATGGAACGGGTGTAGAAAATATTGAAGTTGCCACACCTTCTGGGCCAGTTGCGTTGTCTCCTGGTCAAATTGTGGCGAATAATGAAGTTTTATTAACATATGATGGGACAGAATATCAGCTTATTAATCCCGCTAGTTCATTATCTCCTACTGGTTTTTGTCAGAATCAGGGATTGATTATAAAAAATGATAGTACGACACCTAATACTAAGATTGATATAAATTCATCATTTTCTCAGATAGTGACAAGTTTAAATGTTGGAATTGATAGATCAGGTATATCTCTTGTTCTTAATGCTTTGACAAATGGGGCTAATGGATTAGATACGGGATCTCTTGCCGCCAGTACTTGGTATTATGTATGGCTTATTGATAATGGGTCTACAACAGCGAGTTTATTAAGTTTATCAAGCACATCTCCAACTCTTCCTTCTGGATATATTTATAGTTGCAGGGTTGGAGCTGTTTTGACATCTTCATCTACTCAATTCTTTAGAACTTTACAAAAGGGGAATAGAGTTCAATATGTAACTACTTCTGGATCAAATACTCCATCATATCCTAAAATATTAAGTTCTATATTCACTTATATTCCGCCTACATCGACTACTTTGCGAGCTATTGCTCTAGTTTCTGGGAGTGGGGGAGTTGTTTCTACTGAAACTATAGGAGCTAATGCTGTTGAGCCTATTATTACAGCTACTGCTTATGTGGCAGGGGGGGATGGTGGTGAATCAGTATCTTCTTATGGTGAAATCTTATTAGAAAGTTCTAGCATTTCTGTTAATGGATTCGGATCTGCATTTGTTGTAGGATGGGTGGATAATGTATCTGCTTTCTAATTTTTTCTATAAAAGAAATTATTATTATGACCTTAACTTCAACAGATGTGGCCAATCAAGCAATTCAATTAATGGGCGATAATCAGCCTCCTGTTACAGGGCTTTATCCAAATTTTAATAACTCAACAGCTGGAATTGCATTAAATTTTTTATATGGGACGGTTGTTGCGACAATTGCTCGTGAATTTAGTTGGGATTTTGCGAGGTCAGAAGTATCTTTAGTTTTAAGTGGCAATGTTGCCCCATTTCCTTGGTTATATGAATATCTTTATCCATCAGATGCTGCTCAGATTTGGCAATTGATGCCTCCTACATTGGCTGATCCGAATAATCCTATTCCTATTCGATGGAGTGTTGCGAATACGATTGTAAGCGGCGTTCAGACTAAAATTATATGGACAAATTTAACAAATGCGGTGGGTGTTATTAATAACAATCCAAAAGAAAGTGTATGGGATTCTATTTTCACACAAGCTGTTATTAGATTGTTAGCGAGTGAATTGGCGACGGCTTTAGCGGGTCGGCCTGATACGGCTCAAATGTTAATAGAAGTTGGAAGTTCATTCGAATCTCTTGGTGAAACGAGGGATAGTTAATGACATTTATTATTACGTCGCCAGAAGACATCATTAATCTTACTCTTTCTAGAATAGGGTATAAGGGGAGAATAGGGAGCATTTGGGATGGTCTTTTTGCATCTAAGAAATTTTTAGATATATACTCTCAAACAAGAGATGAGTTATTGAGATTGGGTGATTGGGGATTTGCAGAACGAAATGTTAATATGAATCTTTTAAAATCCGCCCCGGCATATGGATATATTCCTCCTGTTACATGGAATAATACATATCCTCCTCCGCCTTGGTTTTTCGAGTATGAATATCCTTCTGATTGTTTGAAAGTAAGGTCTATAAAATTTTCTCCTATTTTTATTATAAATTATGATCCTCAATATAATAATTTTGCGATAGAAAATGATCAAGCCTATTCTCCTCCAAAAAAAGTTATACTATCTAATGTCCCAAATGCTATTTTAGTTTATACAGCACAAGTTACTGATCCTACTTCTTGGGAAGCTGATTTTATAGAAGCTTTTTCTTCTGCCTTAGGGCGTCGAATAGCGCCTGTTTTGATGGGATTGGAAAGTGCTAAAATGGAAGTAGCAGACGAAACTGCATCTAAAACTCAAGCA